CCGTATTGACAAGGCTACTCTACAGCTAACAGTGTCTATCAACACGGTGAGGGATGCCCGCACTGCCCAGGTGCGAGTGTACGCTCTCAACTACAACGTGCTCCGTGTGATGTCTGGCATGGGTGGTCTAGCATACTCCAACTAAGTATCGTAGCTTAGTGATAATATTAATTAAAAAATAAAGATCCGAAAGGACACAATTGAGGTCATAAACATGAAATCAATTGTGTAGAAGAAATAACTTTGTTAGCTCCTAAAGTTATTAATACGTCTTCTCATATACAAATTTTTATCAGCGAAGAAAAATTTATCATTATGTTCGTATAGCTGATCATATTTTAAATTTGGATTATTTGCAGGATGGTCGTGTTTAATAATCACCATGTCAAAATACACCTGTTTTCCTAAAATACTTGCTACCTCGGTAAATTCATTGTCACACCATAAAGATTTGTATAGAGGATAGTATATGTATCCGAAACGCTCATAATACTTTGAACCACATATAACGAGTGTATTTAATCTATTCTTTTGTGAACCATCGTTAAACCAAAGAACTCCATCTCCATCAGGAAAGTGTTCATTCATTTTTGTACGAATAATGTCATCGTAACCTTTTACAACTGGTATCATATCATCTGATGCGAGCAATAATATATCAAATGTGGAAGTGTCTGGCATATCTCGATTAACGGCGTCAATCTTACCATTTGATAGTCCTACTTTTACTTTCACACATGGTTCTGTAAATACATATTTCTCAGGTTGGTCATCTTGATCAACAGATACGATTACCTGTATATCTTCTGGATTTACGGCAAAAGATAAGTAGTTATTTATGACTTCTTTTGCTTTAGAATATCTAGCTCGTGTAGGAAATTTTATAAGAATTCTTGACATTGTTATAATATGTGGGAGTTTATTGATAAGATTATTTATATAAATTTAGAGCATCGTCAGGATAGACGCGATATTATGTCAAAGTTTTTTGAAAAGGGACAAATTCCACTTGAAAAGGTAGTTAGATTTCCGGCTATAAAACGTTTTTATGGAGCTCTTGGATGTCTTGAAAGTCATACAGAAGTTCTTCGTATAGCGAAAAGAGAAAAATGGAGAAATGTTCTTGTGTTAGAAGATGATCTTGTGTGGTCTAACTTTGAAGAAGGGTACGCCAAACTGCAAGACTTAACAAATCTTCCTAAGTGGGATGTTATTATGCTCGCAGGATGGTATCATAAATATGATTTTCCTAGAGTTTTTGCAGCATATAACGCTGGTGCATATTTGATAAATGGAGATTACATAGATACACTCTTGGCAAATAGGGTTTATTCCGTTGGAAAGCTATCAACCGGTATAGGATTTAATTATAAAAATCCCAGGTATTATGCAGACGCATATTGGAACGAACTTATACATAAAGATACATGGTACTGTATCTATCCATGTTTGTGTTACCAAGTTGATGGTTTCAGTGATAATGGAGGTAGAGTTATTGAATCAAGTAAAATAATTGGTATATATGATGCCAAGGTAAAAAAAGAGGTGTATAGAAGTTAAATGCCTAACAAGAAAACTCAACGTGTAGGATCTCGTGCGAAGGTTATGCATGGGGGAGCAGAGAAGACAGTAGGTGGTCTTCGTAAAGAGGATCTTATGTATAACGGAGCTGGACGCATTGTTTCTAAAAAGAAGAGTCAAACAATGAAGAAAAAGCTTGACGGGTAGGGTTTTAAACGCAGCGAATTAAACACATTAAATGCCGGAGTATGTTGTTGAAGCAAAAACTGTTCAAACCGGCGCGATTCGAACATTAAAGGAAGCTATCAAGTGTATTCTAGTTGAAATGAGTTTGATATTTGACAAGGATGGTATTCGAATGGTAGCTATGGATAATACGCGTACTGTTCTTGTACATTTTCGCCTACATGCCGATAAGTTTGAGAAATACGAGTATAACCATACTAGTCCTAAGTTTGTAATTGGAGTAAACACTGATCATCTCTATCGAATTGTTCGCACAGCTACTAATGATGATACAATTACCTTTTATGTAGATTCGTCTGACTCTAACTCCCTAGGTATTCTACTTGAAGATGGCGAGAAGAAGCAAGTAACTCGTTATAAACTAAATCTACTTGATCGCGATGAGCCAGATATTCAACTACCTGAGACGGAGTTCTCAACTCATATTACCATGCCTTCTCTTGATTTTCAAAAGATCTGTCGTGACATGACACTTTTGGGGGCTAAGACAGTTGAAATCAAGAATGTCAACTCATCACTTACATTTGCGTGTAAGGGACACTTTGCATCTCGTACTACTGTTATGGGTGACTCGGAGAACGAGTTTAGTATCCAGAAGAAGACAAATGATGACATTGTTACTGGGAACTTCTCTCTCCCCCTGCTTGTACTTTTTACCAAGTGTACAAATCTTTCTAACAATCTTGAGATTCATATGAAGAACGATTGGTTCCTAATGATTCGTTATGTGATCGCCAATCTTGGTGAAATTAAGCTATGTTTGATGCCATGTACAACTTAAATATAAATATAAAAACTTTGAAAATTCTGAAAGTAATTCAAGACTAAAACATGCTATTGCAGTTCCTTCTGAAATAACTAAATATAATACAAATTGTTCAACTGTAATATGAAAAGGTCTTAGACAACTTTCTAAGAATGGATAAAATATAGTTTTCTGTTTTGTTAGGTTCTCCTCAATTGGAATTAGTAAACAAACTTCGAAGAATATATGTTGAATGAAAATTATACTAAGACAAACCAGAATATACAATTTAAGCCAAACATTCGGATAAATTGTATGTGTAACTAAAATCATAATTAGAATACAAAATGCAATAAGAATATGATATACACCAATGATATATCCTAGTATTTCTCCATCATTTGATAACCACGAATAAGTATAACGAACTGAACCAATAAAAAAATCCTCAATGGATTTTCGTAATTTTTCTTTGTTAATATCTATCACTAAGTGCATTATATTTACTTAGGTCTTGCTTTGTGTGCTGTATACGTAACATCCTCTCCTATTTTAAATCCACTCATATTTGAGTTGATATATGCATTTTCAGATACTGTTGTAGTTGTATTCCAAATCTTAATAATTGAAGCTGGACCTTTAGGAGAAATTGTAATACCAACTAGAGTCTCCTTACGATTAATTAGGAACTCGTCAGTTATACAGTTAACCATTAGATCAACAAAGGTTGAATGGGCGACTGATGATTCAACCTTTTTAGACCATGCTCCGCCTGCTTCATTTTCAGGAGCATCCCATAGTGGCTTGAATCCGCGTCTCATAAAGAAGAACATACCAGATTCCCAAGCTTCTTTTGAAATTGAATCAATAATTGTCCAGAACTGTTGAGGTGTGCCGATATCGGCAATCTTGACATAACTTTCAAGCGAATAGTCCTTGTTGTCGGGATCATGATACCACAGAATCCATGAATATTGGAGTTTTGTGGTCTCTATTTCTGAACCCATTTGTAATAGTACTAGTATAGATTGTATCTATATGTGAAACGGATTCGTTTTTAACACAACTGAAATAGTACTATCTATTACAAATGAGCCTAACAATCGCACAAGTGTATTCGGTTCGTTTTGGAGTAAAACTCCCACTTCCAAAAAGTGTTCAAGATAATATTGCAAGGCTTCGTATCACCCCTGTGGCATACAAGCCATTCCGTCCTCCCCCCAAACATGGTTCATTTCGTCCTAGACATGAACATCACGCAAGACCGACTGTAGCTGAGAATTGGCGTGAGAAGTCTTTGAGTAATTATGTTAGTATTTTGAAGGACAAGGGCGATCCAGATTACTTTGAGGTATTTGGGGCTCTCAATAAGATTTGTGCTTCCAATCTAAATCAGCTTTCTGATGAGATAATTGAAATTCTTCGTAAGCGTGATCAGGAGTTTCGTCTACGAGTCACTACTCTCCTATTTGATAAAGCTATCTCGGAGCATCTATTTGCAGGAGTTCTCGCAGACTGTGCCGTCAAGTTAAATAATGAGTTTCCCGAAGTATCTGAGGATTTCACTATTCAAGCCAAGATGTTTACCAAGCTGTATGATATCAATACCACTCTGACGTATCCCGTTTCTACCGAGCCCGGGTTCGCAGACAAGGTAATTCATTGGATGAAGCAGAAGGACAAACGTCGTGGATATGCCAAGTTTCTTACACAACTATTCGTACGTGATCTTATTACTGAAGATATTATTGTAACATCTGTTCAAGATGTTATTACTGAGATGATAACAACTTCTAAACAATCTAAACACGAACAGACAGAAGAGAATACCACACAATATGTTGACTTTCTATTCGAGAGTTCGAAAGTTTTACCGTCTTCAGCAGTCGAGCTAAAAAAGACCATTAAGACTGCATTAGTAGACTTTCTTGCTATTCCCCGTCCTGAACTACCAAATCTGTGTATGCGATCACGATTTCGACTAGAAGATACACTCAAATGCGTTCAGTAGTCTCGATGGCAAAGAACATGTAGAAATAAATGGTTCTTCCGTCTGCAAGTGTTTTACTAAGAGCTGCTCAACTAGCCGTTGATGAAGACAAGCCCATATATCTAGATTATTACAATGACAGCGTTGAGAAGAAATGCTGTATTGGTGTTCAGCCCGATAACACAAAATATCTTGTGAAGTCCGACAGTGAATACACATCAACAATCCAAAGCGTTTTTAGCTGTGATACATGCTACATTGTGGCAACTGAGAACAGTCTGTATATTGTTTCAAAGGAGATACCTGTTAAAAAGATTGTGGGATCTTCATAGAGTTAAGTACAATATAACAATGCAGTATCCTCCTCCACATTATATACTTTTTGAACCTCTCAATGATGTAGAGACTCAGAAAGCATGGATTAAATACAAGGAACAACATGCTAATGAATGTGAATTTGCAGAAATAGATGCTGCGGAGCTAAACACTGTGGAGACATTCTCACCTTGGTTCTATAACTGGATTTCGCAGGTATCAACAAGTCGATCAGCGCGTATACGTATTTTGCTAGTATACCATGCAGAGTTTTTAACTTTCTCGTGTCAACAGACAATTCGCCGATCACTTGAAGAAAGATCTTTTAAATGCAGAGTATGGTTTCATATTGAAGATCCAACTATGATTCAGCCTGCGATACGTAGTAGGTGTATTGTAAAACGAATGCCAACTTACATACATAACCCAACTATTAAAAAACTATGAAAGTAGAAATTTATACCGATGGGGCATGCTCTAAAAATGGTAAGAAAGGTGCGCAAGCTTCTTGGGCATTCTATTTACCAGATCACAAGTCAATCTCAAACGCTCAACGTATTCCCGAAGGACAACCTCAAACTAATCAACGTGGTGAACTTATGGCTATTTCTGAAGCAGTTAAAGCTGCAGAAGTAGCATTTCCACTTATTGATACTGATTTGAAGATCTATACAGATTCAATGTATTCTAAGAATTGTCTTACAGAATGGCTCCCCTCTTGGATTCGTAATAACTGGAAGACTTCTCAAGGAGGTGATGTTATTCATCGTGATTTGATTGAAGAAACTTCTAACAGACTATCTCGTTTCAAGTCATTCAACATTACACATGTAAAAGCCCATACTAGCGGCACAGATGAGCATAGTCGTAATAATCATATTGTAGACCGCATGGCTACTAAAGTCATTAACCCAGAGGAAGAGATTAAAGAGATAACCTCAAACGGTGAGGAAGCACTTGAAGGATGCCCTCTTAAACTAATGGGAGCTCCGATTGGAGAACGAGAGCTAGTAACATGGTGTATGACGAACATTGGAAAGCTTGATGAAGCTGAACTTAATAAGGCTATTATTTCTGCATTTACAAAGACAGTTAAGAAGAAGGGGTTTGATGTGGAGAAACAACGTCTACATCGTTCCACTTTGTACAGACTTAAAACGGATACTGGTTTAATTAAAGAAGGTATTACAGTAATAAAAGAAGAATGAGTATAACTGCTTACTATTTCTCATCACCAACATGTGCTCCATGCAAAGCAATTAAACCTGCGATCGATGATTTAAAGGAAGAATTCCCTCAAGTTAAATGGGTATCTGTAAATACACATGATGATCCTGAGCTACTCGCTAATCACTATAACGTAACAGTTGTACCAACAGTTGTCGTAGAAACAAAAGATGATAATGGAAGTCCTCTTAGTTTAGAAAGACACTCGGGAACAAATATATCAGGATACTATCGTATTATTCGCAATGCTATTCGAATTATTCTCCAACTATAGTAGATGTGACCAACTCTCCATCTTTGTAAGCTTCACAAACGAACTGGTCATTATCATCAACAGCTTGTGTTTTTTCATTTGATCCTCCTACGTTGATTGTTTCTGTTTGTCTACTACCAACACCGCCAGGTGGTGTTCCACCAGGACCTAACAGTGGTATACAAGCATCTCCACTTGGATTAATGATTGTTCCGCTAGGACATACGAATGTTCCTGGAGTTCCTGGCGATGGCACAGGAGGAACATGGGTAGTACCTCTGTATTTTTCAATCTGTTTTTGAATTCCATATGATGTTCCTGCGAATGTAATGCCCATAACTAGTGCGATTATTGCCGAGTATGTTCCATATTTATAGTTTGTTAGACAATTGCTGTTTTGTAGAACTGCCCATTGTAATCCAAATGTTATTGCAGTTGTAATTCCGAGTGCCATACTTTGAGGCCCTGCACCAGTGTCCCATAGTTCAATCATCAGATACCATAAAACAGTCATAGACATAACAATGCCTTGAGGAGCAATCTTATTCTCAAGCCATTCGAACCCAGGAAGAGAACATAGATCAGTTGCGCCACCTGCCATTGGAGGAGGGGGACCTGGCAATACTGTTCCCTCTGGAATTGGCTCAATAGGTGGAGGAGTTGGTAATACAGAAGCCGCAGCAGTACCAACCGCAGCAGCCGCAGCCGCAGGGGCAATAACTGGAGCAGCGGCAGCCACAGCAGCAGGTGTTGCCATCGCTGTCATCTCTAATGCTGGAGCAGCAGCAACCGCAGCAGGACCTGCAACTGTAGCAACCGCAGCAGCCGTAGCTGTAGCTACTAAAGCCTGAGCAGCAGTTGATAGCTTAGCAAATTGTGCTCCTATGAATGAAAGTACGAACATAATAGCATCAACAACATATTCTCCTACAAATTTATTGGCAAACATCCCACCTAATGCAGAAATACTCGCAACAGAATAATGATATTTACCATTCATTAGATCTGCTATAAATCCATACGCAAATAGCGTATTGGGAAAATAAAGAACTAAAAGAGAAAGAAAACTTATATCAACTGGAGCTCCAGATGTAAATGCCCCCTCTGTGAATAGTTTATGACCATATGCTACCCCAATTACTACAAACAGTATACTAGATACGATAGCTGAAATTCCAGTAGCGTCCATTGCTTAATCTCAGGATACAAAATCATGAGAAACTACAAATGAGTATCTACGGAACTAGTTCTTCGTGGGGTGATCAATGTACAAATTCCGATCAAAGCCCAATTAATCTATCACAGTCATCTTCGAAGCCATGTGATCTAATGTGTGAACTTACATTTGATGATGCGTACATCTCACAAGCAAATGTTATAGTATCGGACGAAGGTCTTATCTTACAGAGTCAGACTAATCTCGGTAGCTGTAAATTTGCCGGAGAAAGCTACACGTGTCAAACCTTACTTGTCACACATCCTAGCCACCATACAATAGAAAATGTTCAAGCTGATGCCGAAGTTGTAGCAATATTTAGTAGTCCTACATCTGGACTTTTGTGTGTAAGTTCTTTAGTCAGAGTCAATCCTACATCTACAAACTCATCGCATTTTTTCAATGCATTCGTGCCATATGCAAATCCAAGTGTAGCATCTACATCAGTAGCATTAGGTGAGCAATGGGGATTATTTATGATGGTTCCTCCAGCTGGGTCATATTATGTATACGATGGCTCCTTAGTTATTCCACCATGCCAACAATGCAAATGGGTTGTATTCAAATCAATGATTAGCATTGATCCTACAGATTTTGCTTTACTTGTAAAAAATGTTATACCTGGCTCCAGACCTATCCAACAACTTGGTAACCGTGAAGTTTTCTTTAATGATATTGAACAGTTACCTGGTGGTCCAATGCCTCGTGATGGAAAGACATATATGAGATGTAAGAGATCAGGGAGAAAACCAGACGTAAAAAATGTTACATCTGCTCCTCTTGGAGATGAGATGAAGAAGAATGATAAAAACAGGAAGCATTGGATTCATGAGTGGGCTGCTAAGCAGATAGAGATAAATGGGTTTATTGAGCTAATAAATGTGTTTCTAATTTTAATCTCAGTTGTGGGTGGTATCTACTACGGATATACCCAGTCAAGTGGACCACATGGAATGTATCTGGTTTTAGCAGCGCAAAAAATTGCAGTCTGGCTGCGTTCTTTTTTTGTGAAGCCTAATGCTCCTATTTTTACATCTTCTAGTGTTTCTTAATGGCGATCGTCCCAACATGTCTCATGTGCTTCAGAAGCGCCCCATACTGTACCATCTCCCTCAGTTTCATTATAATTATCCAGCTCATCATCGCCAAAGTCAAACTCTGGCTTTGGCTTGCGATATCTGGTATTATCCACAACTGTCCATTCTTCTCCCTCCTCTTCCGCATCCTCCTTCTTCTCCTGCGGTACATTCTCTTCTTCATCGTAGTACTCATCCTCAGGTTCAGCAAATCGACGCACATTTCTAAAACGAGGAAGCTGGAACATGTCATCGCGTTTGGTCTCAATCTCACGATTCTTCTGACGCTCATCATCCTCCTTGTTCTGTTCATCCGTAGCCTTCCATTCGGAAGCAAGCTCACTGAACTTGCGACCAGAAGACCAAATACTAGGAGGAGTCACAACAGGATTGCCTCCCAGAGTAGGGAAATTTTCAATAGTATTCTCAAGACCACGCTCTGTAGCCTTAGTTTTCTCATCTAGCTCTAACTTAGCCTTTTCCTCCTCGATTTGCCACTGCGGCTTTTCATAAGGGCGACGAGGAGCACGACGCTCCCTTTGAAAGGGATTTTTGCGCTCCATAGTTGTGGGTTGCTCAGTTGTTGCTTGCTCAATTGATATCTGCTTGTTTCGCAGATGGGGTGGTATGTAAGAATTGCTTGACATTTTGATTGGTCCTATAGTATTAACATAATTACTAATATTAAATCCGTTTTTGATGAATCATTTTCATGCTGAAAACGAAATTAGGTAAGTTAACATCGTAATACTATAAGATGGTAAACTGTGTTGTTATTTCAATAAATGGTACAATTGGAGACGTCCAAATTCCATCAAAAACAGTAGATGTTCTTGAATGGATTCGTAAAAAATATAAGAACTCTGAAATTCAATTTCAAGGTAAGATCCAAGATTCTATCAAAGACACGCAATGGTTGAGTATCTTTGCAGCTACGAATGGAGATGAAGAACACATCAATCAACATATGCTTCCTTCACCATTCGATGAGGAATCCTATACTGGACAGATTCTGATTCTTGCTTCTGAGTCTGATGAACAGGATCAATATGATGCTAATGTTTCAGCGTATGTTAATCTAAAATCGGACCATTATGAGACTGTATTTCAGGAGTGGGCTTTTGCAAATGATGAGGAGGAAGATGTAGAAGGAGATATACCTGATCCAGATGATGAAGATGTTCTTGCCGATGAGATTGTGGAAGATGATGAGGAGGAAGAAGCTGTAAACATACGAGATGTTGTACATGTTGTTAGACCTATTCAAACTCATTCTAAGAATGTCTTTGTAGAATGCGCAATTCGTGACAAAGTTATAGAAAACTTTACAGAGCTACTAGACAGCGATGAATTAGCTACTCAATTAGAAGAATCAATTCTACATGTTGTATGCGAACAAGCTATTAAGGAAAACATTGATGTAGATTGGAATAATCGTGTATTTTGGAATATGTATAGAAGTCGCGCTATTTCATTTTATGAATACGGTAGGCGCGCTACATCATCCGATGATGGAAAGTGGATGTCAATGTTAAAGCAACGAGAGATTACTACACGGGAATTTGCAGAGATGAATGCGGTAGATCTATGCCCTTCTAGATGGAAGGATGCTGTTGAACGCATCATTGAATCTGAAAAGAAGCTATATTCGAAGAATGAGAGTGCAGCTATATTTATGTGGTGTTCTGCTTGCAAGAAGAAAACTAAGTGTGATTATTACCAGATGCAGACTCGTTCAGCGGATGAACCAATGACGACTTTTGTGAATTGTTTAGAGTGTGATCGTCGATGGAAGTTTTAATATCTGTTGGAGTTTGTGAAACAAATTGATGATCTCGTTCACTTAACATTTTAAATTTGGTCATCGGTGAATCCATGTCGGGAGGATGAACTAAAATTGGATCTAACCCATTCGTAATTTCTGGTTTTTTAACATCAGGTGTTGTATCTGCGAATTTTTTCCGAAAATCTTGAATAATTTTATCTGGAATTTGAGGGGATGTATCAGCTAAACGATCACACTGTTCACGAACTATTTTTAACATATCTTTCGCAGCAATACGTTCAGATCTTGGTAAAGCTAATTCTATCAAAATAAAACGATAAATTTTTCCATATGTTGAAGATGCTATACGATGTGATTCTGATCGTTTAGCCCATGCAAAGAAACCGGCCACAGTATTTAACGCAGCAACAGTTATACTCATTCCTCCAATAACAATGTTAGCTACATGAGAATTATTAAACAAAGATTGAGATCCAAACGAACCTGCACCTGCTATCGTAGATAGTAGAATAACAGGTAAGGTAATATACGTATTTAATTTTGTATAATACTTTTCAGATTTAGTATGTAACCAAACAAAACATAGTGATCTTTCACCTTCATCTGATATGATACGTTCTAATTGAGAATTCCAACTTATTTTTGATTGATCGAATCCTTCCATTATTTTATGGACATTTAATAATGGTTTGGATATATGATGATCCACCGTATACGAAGCGAGAAAAACACGCGTACAGAGAGTTACGCAAACGACTCAAGGATAAAAAATTTGCAGAAAATGTAATTAAAATAATTAGTTTATATATTCATTTGAAACGCGTTAATCCGAAAAATGTGCGGCAAATACAGGAATCGGCTTACTTTGATAAAGCTAAAACAAAGCCAATTTTTAATGAAAAAACTGCAGCTAAGATGTTATATGCTTTGAAACAAAAAGGCGGAGATTCAAAGTATCCATATACGGATGTAGCACTAAAAGGTATTATGCGAGATTATACCCCTTCTCTTATTGGTGAACCAGTTAATGAAGTTTTTGGAACAGTAACGGAAACTGTAGATACCCTAAAAAATAATATTCCGTTTGCAGATCTTGTCTTGGAAGCTGTTCATGGAACTACTGAACTTGGAGTTACATCTGCGAATGGTATAGGAGAAGCTATAGGCGGTCCAATTGGAGCAGTAGTGGTTGCGCCGTTTACTGCAATAGCTGCCGGTCTAGCATCTGCACTTTCAGCTGCAGAAGGCGATATTGGTGGATCAGTTGCGCATCTTGCTAACTGGGTTCCTATATTTGGTATCATTCTCAATAAGGCAATGGTTCAAACCGAACGTATGGCTAAAGTTCTTAAGGATCACGAGTCTGTTGCGTCTGTAATACCGTATATGTCTGAGTACCATGATACATTAAAGATTCAACCGGTTACAGCTGGAAAGAGACTTTCAACAATGAAGCATAAAGGATACAAATGGCGGAAGAAGACGCTACGCAAAAAATAAAGGATACTCTAAAAGAATGGATTGCATTTGATGACCAAGAGCGCCAACTACGTGCTCAGATTAAGGAGATTAAAAGTAAAAAGGTAACTAATTCTGCTAAAATTTTAGAGTTTATGCGTGATAATCAAGTTGATGACTTTGCACTTGAAGGAGCTGGAGTTGGTAATATTTCTCGAAGTGTACGTACATCACGCCCACCTCTTCGGCGCAGTCTAATCCGTACTCAACTTCTTTTACAATTTTCCGATCAACCTCAGCGTGTATCCGAAGTACTTCGTGCTATTGAAGGTATCCCAGAAGGAGCAGAAGACATGTCTGTAGGTGGAACGCAAAAAGAACTACTTATTAGACGTATTCCTAAAGAGAAGAAGGTAGTTGGTATTACTATGTAAGTCTAGTTAACGCTTGCTTAGCAGCAAGTTGTTCTGCTTGTTTCTTGGTTACCGCACTACCAATACCCAGATGATTTCCAGATTCATCTACTGCAGCCATAGTGTATGTGTTTGCAGCGGATGAAAGCATAACATATTTAGGAGTATAATGAAACTTTCCTTGATAAAATTTCTGAAGTTGTTCCTTGAAGTTTCTATTATTCATTAATAGTTTTGGAATATTGATATACATCTCGATTAATGCGACTATAAATGATGATACGACCTGAAAGTTATTACCACAGTCTGTCCACAGTGCCCCAATGAATGCCTCGAGAATATCACCTAGCTTCTTCGTATTCATTCGTCCATTACAAACATCTTCATTATGTCTTGACATTATGTAGAATTGGTCTAATCCAATCTTTAGACTAAGACTTCCCAGCATTTCATTACAAACAATATCCTTCTTCAGATCAGTGAGAAATCCTTCATTTTCTTGAGGAAACCTCTTAAGAAGATAAGTCGATACAGTTGCTCCTAGTATTGAATCTCCCAAATGTTCTAGAGTTTCATATGACTGATCAAATAGCTCTAAAGCATTATTTGGTTTTGGAGCTAGTGTTGTAGTTTCTCCTGTCGGAGTTGTATATTCTAGTCGCTTTACGTATGATGAATGTACCATCGCAGTTTGGAAAAGATCAGCATTGCGAATTGTGAACTTACACTTGTGTTTCAAAAGAATCGCTTGTATATCCGTACTGGTAAACAAGCGGTTTTTTGAGTTGTATGGATTATACAAAATTGGTAAACTCATTTTTTCTTATGACGTACTAGTCTTTTAGTTGTTTTGGTTCGTTTTTTACCCCCAACATCTACTGGTCTAAGAGTATCTTTAACAACTTGATCTAGTTTTTGCCAATGTTGTAAAAATACAGCCGCTTCAGGAGGTTGCATATCAAGAAGAGCCGCCTTAAGATTTGTTACAACCATTTCTTCATTCTGCTCAATAAGTCCAGGTAACTTTTCAACTACAGCTTTTTTAGCTGCGTCTTTTGCGGCCTGTAGAAAGCTTGCCATTATTTGTACGTCTGAAAGTTTTACCACCCATTGTCATTCTTCGTGCTTTCTTATTAGGTTTAATGTCGGATAAATCCTCACCCTTTTCGATCTTCTGGAGTATTTCTTTAAAGTCATCATTCATTTTAGTGGAATCAACGCAATTTCCAAATCCAATCATTATAATAGTTCCACCCATACCCCTATCGCTAATATATTTGGTAATGTTATCCATCTTTTCAGTTTTTATGTATCCTAGTCGTTCTTGTAACCATATGTCATAACCTTTAGCGGCAATCAATGCTTGAACTGTACGTGTACCATCATATTTATAGGTCTTATGTATGTCACTTAATACCTTTGTTGTTTGATTAACACCAAAATCCCATCTTGGAACATTATTTGTTTTATCAATTTTTGTAACTAAAAATGAGTTATCGGCTTTTACATAATTACAGCATCTGTGTGCCCAGGCATATTCTTTTCGCAAAATATCAATTTGTTCTGGCGTATGTTTTCCCTTGTCAGCTCCTCTATAGAGATCTAAAAAGAATATAGCTTGAATAATTGGTAATATATGTTCACATGTTGGTTGTAACCCATTAGTCTTTTCATCAAAATCAAATCCGCAAATGTAACACTTATCGGTATCTTTTACTTTGCCTATAGTATTGTTACATTGAGATTCAACTGCACTTGGTTCATAAATATCTCGGCAGTTCTTTTTTAGAACTTCTGTCCATATTGATACAGCTTTTTCTGGAAATAATGCTTTCATAAATTGAGATGCTGTCTTTGGTTGACATACATCAAGTCCTTTTAGATAAGGATCTAGATCGGCATATTCTTTTCCCTGAAACTGTCTGCTAGCTTCGATATCTGATAGACGGGCAGAACGTTCTGCTTTTGCAGCTAGAACATCTGCTTTTGTTTGTTTCTTTTGTTCTGCCTCCGATAAAAATGGAGACTCGGCTGCCTCTAAAGCTTTTTTTGATGGAGTTCTAGATCTTGGCAATAAAGGTTCTTCTACTACTTCTTCACGTATGCGTTTTACACCTCCTAACATAGGATCAACAAGTTCTACTTCTGGAATAATTCCATAATGTGCAAAAAGGTTTGCGTTCTCCACAACCTTCTCAAGTGTAGTATTTTCAAATGTTTTTTCTAATATTTCATCTGAAACATCTAGCTTATTTAGTTCTAACATTGCTAGAGCAGCCGCCTCTAGTGAATTAATGTCTTCTTGTTTCATTAACACTAATGTCATAACTGCGCTAAGATCATCAGCGTCTAATTCACCTTCCATTGATAATTATCTATACTAAATTATCAATCATCTTCCTTAACAACACGCGTGAACTCAAACTCTTTTGCTACTAGATTCTTCTTGCGCTCCTCGACTATAAACTTAAAGCAATTGTCTGCCATATCAGAACCATGCTGAGAAAAGTAAGACTTTAGAAGAGTTTCTAACTCTTTCTTCGATAGGCTCCAAGCCTTTGCATAAGTATCTGGACGTTGAATCTTAATACATGATCCATCATCATCGATCTTAAGCTTGTCTACTGAGTTAAACTGCGGAAGCTTAATGAGATCACACATCTCCATCTCTACGATCCGTCGTGCTTCACGCTTCTCATAAACATTCTTATTGAGTAACCGAATCTCATTATCCACATCACGGTATTGTTTGACACATCGCTTTAGATCATTAATTGCTTCGGTTGACATGTTGGTTGATATAGTCTAGTTTACTAATAACATAATCCGTTTTCAAGATAATGGATGAAGAAGAAATTGAAAATCTTAGGAAGGTGTATAATGAGGAGCACCCTTCTGAGTCACCAATTAAAGCTGGAACAATAAAGAAAGTATGGGCTGATATTCGTAATCGTTTACATGAAAAATGTTCAACTGGAACAGCTGAGTGTATTGCGGCTCATATGATTCGAAAGCAAAAGGCTCCCGAAAGTTGGGAAAAGAACCCAGAAGAATGGCTCTCATCGTTGGATATTGATGCAGTTGAAAAAGAGTTCA